CGTCGGTCTGTCCGCGTGCGCGCCGCTCGCGCCAGCGCCGGGTGCGAATGGCGCCCGGGGAAGCGGAGCCGCGCGGCTCCGTCACTGGCATGCGTCACCTCCGGCCGATGGCGGGGTTCTCCGCCGCTTGTCGTACGTCGTCCGGTGCCGAATGCCGGCTCGCATCCAGAGCTCACGCAGCCATGCCGCCGATGGCTTGCCGCCCAGCATGCGCGACGCGAGCTCCCCGTTCCCGCCGCTCATCGCGAACAGCTCCCGCAGGCGCTCGTCGGACAGGTCGTACTTCGAGCGCCGCGTGCCGCTGGCCTCCTCGAGGTCCTCAGGGTCGGGGATCAGCGGCGGATCGGTTATTCGCAGGATGCGATCCAGCTGCAGGCGAGTGTGCGGCGTCGTCATGCGGTCCTCCGTCAAGCTAGCGAATGACGTCGATCTTGATCCCGTAGGCTTCCTGCACCGCCTTGCGCTTGCGCTTGCCCGTCGGCGTGTCAAAGCCCTTCGCCTCGCAGAAGCGGGCGACGAAGCTGCCATCGTCGCGGACCTCGATGATGGCCATCTGGTCGACGACATGGCGCACGATCTTCGCGCCGAGCTTCCCCACCGGCAGCGAGACCTCGGGGATGTGGGCGACGATCTCGCCCGCCTGGCGCAGGGAGTCGAGGTGGCGCGCGAGCCTGGCTTCCAGCTTCGAGCGATAGATCCGGCGTCCGCCCGCACCGTCCGGGCCTTCCTCCGCCACGGCGCGGTATTTCGCGGTCCCGAGCACGCGGGCCCGGTACTGTGCAGCGGACATGCGCGTGCGGATCGTCATGCGGCTGCGGGCGCGCTCCCTGCAGGGGTTGACGCTGCGAGGACGCCCAGTATGGTGGCCCTGCCTCTGGACGCAAGCCGGTTCTTCGGCGCGCGTCTTCGGCACCTCCTTGATCTCCCAGACGCAGGCTGCCCCCGTGCGCTTCGGTGCACGGGGGTCTTTTCGAGGAGCCATGCCGCAACCAAGGCACCAGGCCGAGATCGCCGCATCGGATCTGCGCGACCTGTGCGCGGGACGATGGCGGGACGCCTGGTTGCGGCGGAAAGGCCTGATCGAGCGGCCCGACCTCGACCGGGCGCTGGCCGTCCAGATGGGGATCGTGACCGAGCCGCTGAACCGGGCCTGGTCCGGCCAGGCGCTGGGTCTGCCGATCTGGGAGCGCGCTCCCGATGGCGTCGGGATCGCGACCCAGGACGAGCGCGGCGTCCTGTGGGTGCGGCCCGGCCTGTGGCGCGGGCGGCCGGACGGGTGCATAGCCGGCCGCATTCCGTTCGAGGCGAAGTACACCGGGCAGTCCGGCATCGAGGCGTTCCGCGAGCTCCACTGGCCGCAGGCGATGGTCTACTGCGACCTGTGGGACGCGCCCGGCTGCGTGCTCGGCGTGATCGACCCAGGCCCGCGACACACGGTCGCATGGCTTCCGGCCGACCCGGCCGGCATCGATGCGCTGCGGGAACTCGCCGAAGAGTTTCTCGGCTACCTGGCGATGGACGTCATGCCGGACGACCGCGACCCGGTGTACATCGAGCACCGGCCGATCGTGGTGGGCGCGCGGCGGGTGCGGGCCGCGCTCGACCTGTACCTCAGCACGATGGAGGTGTTCGGTGAGTTGGAAGAATAACCTGAAGGAATGGGAGGCGCTGGAGAAGACGGACCCGAAGTACACCCGAACGTTCGGCGGGTCCGGTGGCTTCCAGGGGACGGCCGTCTCGGCCATCTACAACGTCAAGAGGGTCACCGAGCAGCTGGGCCCGGTCGGCGTCGGCTGGGGCTGGAAGGTGCTGAACGAGTACTACAGGGATGCGCCTGCGGACTCTGCGGACGGTCCGCCCGACGTCGTCCACGTGCTGCACGTGCGCTTCTGGCGGCGCCTGGACGACGGCAGCTTCGGTCACTGGGAGACCTTCGGCTGCACGCCGTTCAGCTTCGTCGCGCGCAACGGGCGGCGGGTCGTCGACTCCGACGCGCCGAAGAAGTCGCTCACGGACGCTCTGAGCAAGGGCATGTCGGTGCTGGGCGCGTCCGCCGACATCTGGATGGATGACTTCACGGACAATCGCTACGTCGCCGGGAACCAGGAGCCGAAGCCTGCCGCACGGAAGCCGACCGCGCCGGCGGACGAGATCACGCAGGGCGCGATCGACTACATTCGCGAGCGTCTGCCGCTGATCCCCGGCATGGGCGAGGAGGATCTGGCGGTGCTGCGGTCTGCGCTGAGCGTCCGGTACGGCAAGCCGCCGCGCTCGCTGCTCGCCATCCTGCGGGCGGACGAGCCGGAGCTGTGCCGTCGACTGACCGAGGCTGCGCGGGCCCGCGCGGCCGAGCTGAACGCGACCAGGACGGAGGATGGGTGATGTACTGCAGGGTCACGCTGCTGGGACGCCTGGGGAAGGACCCGGTGGTCCGGTACACGCAGGCGAACCAGAAGGTGGTGTCGCTCACGGTCGCCACGACCGAGAGGTGGAAGGACGCGGCGGGCGAGCGGCAGGAGCGCACCGAGTGGCACAGCGTGGTGATCTTCCACGAACGCCTGGCCGATGTCGCCGAGCGCTATCTGCGCAAGGGACGGCTGGTCTTCCTGGAGGGCCAGCTGCAGACGCGGAAGTGGACGGACCAGGGCGGCGGCGAGCGCCAGCGCACCGAGATCGTCCTGTCGCGCGGCCGTGGCGAGCTGGTGCTCCTCGGCGACTCCGGCTCCGGGCGGACCGGCGCCGACGAGTACGGCGGCGAGCCGACGCGCGGCTCCGACGACCGCGCCGCGCCGGCACAGCGCGGGCGCCCGGCTGACGACCTCGACGACGACATCCCGTTCTAGGCACGACCAGCGCGCCGCAAGCGACGGCCGGGCGGGGTGTTTCAGCGATCCTTCACGTGCAATCTTTTTAACGGCGTTCCAAGGCCTCGCCAGGGCACGGGCGGCGTTTCGGCTGGTCACACAATAGCGGCCGCCCTCGCGGCGAGCCCTGGCGCCGCCCTGGAGCGCCAGCAATGGGCATGTCCGCAGGCCGGGGACCGCCGTCGCCCTTCGGTCTGCGGCAATGCCAGCTTGCGTTTCGACGTGATCCGTGCCATGCTCTGTCGTGCGGCCGATGGCGGTCGCCTGGCCTTGGAGGAAACCCATGCTTCGCGAGCTCGCTCTCTCGCTGTTCACCGTCGCGCTGTTCGTCGGCGGCGTGACGGTTCTGGCCTTTCTGGCCGTCGATGCGGTGAGCAACGCGGACGCGGCCGGTGCCGCTGCCCGCCTGCTCGGCGCTCTGCGCAGCTGAGGAGGAGGCCATGCGCAGAACGCAATGCGGCGACCTGGCCGCGTTCGCCGCGATGGCCCTTGTGACGGCGGTGGCCGGATACGGCGCCGCGCTCGCCATCTGGGCCATATTCGGCTGGCTCTGCTGGTGGGCGGCAGGCCTGCCGTGGTACTTCATGTTCCCCGTGCTTTATCTGGCATTCATCTATTGTTTCATTGGTGGCGGAGTCGTGTGGCAGGGCACGACCGATGCGATCAGGGAGGACTGGCGCGAGATGCGCAAAGAGCCGTCCGCGAGGAGAAGCGCGGCGGCGTGCAGCGCGTCTGTCAGCCAGCCGAGTCCGGTTGCCGAGGCGATCGGTCTCGCAATGGTCTGGATCGTGATCCTCTGTTTCGCATGCGTATCGTGGCTCTGGGCGGCGATGCTTCTGCGGCATGCGTTAACCGTGTCGTGGGGCGAGATGTTCCTGCTCCTGCTGATGTCGCTGGTCCTGTTCTGGGGCGGGGGGAAGGCGGTGGCCTTCCTCTTCAAGCCGTTCTGGTTCGGCGCGCGGAGGTCGGACTCGTGAAGCCCGGCGACGCGGCGCCCGCGCGTGGCGCGGCGGGTGGCGCTCGGGCGCGCAGGGCGGTCGGCGGCAACCGTCCCCTGGCGGCGGACGAGGCGGCCAAGCTCGCGTCGTTCGAGCGCGTGGCGGCGCGGTTCGGCGGGATCGCCGACTGGCGACGGTTCTACGAAGCGGCGTTGCGGCGCGCGGCCGGGCTTGATCCGGACGGCGCGGGCGACTAGCATGGGCGCGCGCGAGTTCCTCCCTGCTCGCGCCGTCTTTGCGCGAACTTCCGCCGGGCTCGTCCCGGCGGTTTTTTTGTTGGCGCCAGGCGCCGTCCCGACGCGCCGGACCCGCCGCAAAAAATTTCTGCCTCCAGCGGAAAAAACGCTTGCGTTTCGACCCGGCTGACGGTATAAGCGAAGCCAGAAACGGGGAGCCAGCAAGGAGCGCGAAGACGATGTTCAAGACCCGCACGAACCTGGATGGCAGCGTCGCGACGCTGAGCATCTTTGGTCAGGTCGAGATCGACCCGACCGCGACGATCGACAACGGTGTGACGCTTTGCGACGGCGCCCGCGTCGAGGCAGGCGCCTGCATCGGCCCCAACACCATCATCAATAAGGGCGCGCGAGTCCGCCGCGACGCGACGGTGGGCCCGGATTGCGTGATCGCGCAGCGGGTGGTGGTGGGCGAGCGGACCGTGATCGGCCCGCGCGCATGGCTCGACCCGGACACCCGGGTCGGCGACGACTCCCTGGTCGCCGAAGAGGCCTTCGTCAGCGCGGGCGTGATCGTCGGGGATCGCGTCCACATCGGCCCCCGCGCGCGGATCAGCCATCGCGTCCGGATTGAGGACGAGGTCCTCGTCGGCGACGAGGCCATCATCGAGGCGGACTGCCGCATCGAGCGAATGGCGCAGATCGGCCGCGAGACGCACCTCGAATGCCGCGTCAAGATCGAGCGCGGCGCAAGCTTGAACCGCCACGTCAAGGTCGAGGCGGGCGCGGTTGTCGGGCCGCGCGCGCAGATCATGGTTGGCGCGCGGATCCGCGCCAACGCGGAGGTTGGCGCGGACTCCCTCGTCGGCGCGGGCGCGCGGGTCGCCGAGGAGGCGGTCCTCGCTCCCCGCAGCGTGGTCCCCGCCCGCTACCGGAACTGATGGCAAGCCGCCGGTCGGCGCGATGGCGCCGGCCGGCCCTCCCCTCGCAACGGAGTTTCCCATGCGCCCATTCGACATCGCCCGCGCCGCCAATCTGGTTGGCTCGATCCGCTACTGCCAGATCCTGGCATCGGCGTACGAGCGCCGCGCCGCCGCCGCCGCCGGTGGCGAGCGCCGACGCTACCTGCGGTTGGCCGCCGCCGAGCGCCGCGCGATGGCGCGCTTCGGCCGCCGGCTGATCGGCGAGACGATCCAGCCATTGCCGGCGATGGCGGCCGCGCCCATGGAGGCGAGCCATGTGTGACGCCCGCGGCGGACTGCCCGCCGAGGTCGCCGCCGTCCTCGCGCGGTACGGCGAGATGGTTCTCCGCCGCCACGAGAAATACGCCGCGCTCGCCGCGCAGAAGCAGGCGGAACGCGAGGAACGCCTGCGCCGATACTTCGAGGAGGTCGAGCGCCTCGCCGGCGATGTCGGCGCGGAGACCTTGGCCAGCTTCCCGCCGCCGGAGGGGAGCGGCCTCTACGAGGTCGTCCGGCGGGTCCGCATTCGCATGCCGAGCGGGACGGCGCGTTGCGCATGCGACGCCGACGGCCGGCCGATCCGGCTGCCAAGCTACGGCCGGCTGCTGGGAACCATGCTCCACGTCGGCCCGGCGGCGCGGGACGCGACCGGCCGTCCGTTCAATCCGCTGCCGTTCGGCGCGCCAGAGTATCGCCAACTCCAGCTGGTCATCGACGCCCACCCGGCCGGCCTTCCGTACGAGGCCCATCGGGAGGTCTTTCGAGGCGACGCCGAGCTGGCGCAGAATTTCGCGCGCGGCCTCGTGGTCATCCTGCCGAGGACCAAGGCATGACGAGCCGCCGCGCCCATCGACCGCCGGCCATGGCCAGCGGAGGAGACGACGGGATGAACAGGTACATCTTCGAGGGCGTCGGCGGCTTCGGCCGCTGGAAGGCCACCGCGCGCGGACGCGACGAAGCGGAAGCCGCGCAGCGCGTCGCAAGGCGGGTGGCGGGCCGCAGGGCGGGCGCCTATCCCGCGCTGGCGCATGATGGCGAGCCGGGGTGGTGCGTCGCCACGCCAGAGGCGACCGACCTGGCGCGCTTCCGCTGCGTCGAGGCCGGCGGAGCGTCGGCCCGACCGCCACCGACAGCAGCCCGGTCCATGAAGGCGCGGCTGCTCGCCGCCGCCTCGCGCTAACCACATCGGAAAGGAGAAGAAAGTGCACCTGGCAAACGCCTTCAGCCTTAACATGCTGCGTTCATTCCCCGCGCGCATCGTCGCGGAGGAGGTCGGCCTGGATACGGCGCGCAGCCTTGCGACCACGGCGACCAGCGCCGTCGGCCACGAGACGACGGCCGCGATCTTCGCGACCTTGCTGGGTCGCGAGGTGCCGGTCGCGCGCGCCACCCTGCAGCTGCAGCCCGGCGACACCGTGCTGGTCGGACAGTACTCCGGCCCGCGGCTGCCGGAGGGCGCCACGTCGCTGCCGGACGGCGCGGCGATCCGCTGGATCGTGGTGCGGGTGAGCTGAGGAAAAGCCATGACGAAGACCATTCATGGCCGCCTCGTCGAGGAGCTTGTCCGGCGCGGCTGCGAGGTCATCTCGTACGTGACCAGGCGGTATACCGTGCTCTCGCACCCGCACATGGAGCCGCGCCTGTACTTCGTCGGTCGCGCCGGCGCGTTGCGGATCGGGCGGAGCATCACCGACAGCCGCCCGGTGCCGCCGGACTTCAAGGCACGGCTGCTCGCCGGAACCGCCTCCGCGATCCAGGGAGACGCAGCGTGAAGGCCGCCGTCGCAGCCGCAGCGCTGCTGTGCGCCACCGCCGCGCAGGCGCCGCAACCGCAGGCGACGCCATGCGGCAGCGCCGATCAGATGATCGACCGGCTTGGCCGGTTCTTCAAGGAGCGGCCCTTCGTGCGCGCCACGCACGCCGACGGGAGCGAGCTGCTCCTGCTGCTGTCGCCGGAGACGCGGACGTGGACGCTGCTGGTCACGCGCGATGGCTTCGCCTGCATGGCGATGGCCGGCACCGACATGACGCCGGCCACGCGGCAGCCGGGCCCCGGCATCCCGTGAGGCTTGATCAGGCAGGCGCGGCCAGCTAGCATCGCGTCGTTGTCGTGCGGGTTTCCTCCCCGAGCGCGTCCCTCCCACCGGAGGGCGCGAGGCTTCGCCGGGGCTTCGGCCCCGGCTTTTTTTTGTCCGCCACCCAGGAAAGCGCCCTCGGGGTTTTGCGCTTGCGCGCAGGCGCGAAATGCGTCATGCGTCGCGACGAGCCATGGCGATGGTGCCGGGCGAGACAGGAGGAAACCATCCATGCGGAAGGCGGACCGGTGCGACGCGGCCTGGGCGTTCGTCAAGGGCGCGTCGCTTCACGCGGGCGCGGTCGGCTACTGGGCCGGCCAGAACGAGGTTCAGCCGAACGGGCTGAACGAGTTTATCGCCGAGAGGATTGAGGACTACTGCTGGGACTTCTCCCAGCATGGCTTCGACGGGCGGGCGTGGGCGGACCGCGACCCGCTCGGCGTCACGCTTGCGGACACGATCCGCGAGGCAACCAGGCGCTACCGGTTGCGGGCGCCGGCGTGGTGCATCGAGGCAGCGTGCGCCCGGTACGGAGTGCGGCCGGATGCCCGGCTGCACGAGGTGGCGGAGCTGGCGACCGAAGTGATCGCCGACGCGCTCGCCGGCGGCGGCCGGTGACCGCCACCGACCTCGCCCTCGCGCTGCGGACCATCGGCTGGTCGCAGCGCGAGCTCGCGCGTCGCGCCGGCGTCCACGAGACGCGGGTGCGGCGCTGGGCTGCGGGCAATGCGCAGGTGCCGCCCGCGCTGGCCGCCTGGCTGGCGCGCGCGGTCGCCTGGCACGCCGGCAACCCGCCGCCGAGCCACCCTTCCTGACGGCTTGCGCAGGACCAGGCGGCCGGCTAGCATTGTCGTGCGAGCGGCCTCTCCGCTCGTCCTCGTGTCCATGGGTTGCGCTTGCTTCCGCCGGGCTCGTCCCGGCGGTTTTTTTGTGCTTACGGGACGCTCCGCCCGGCGGCCAGGAGCACAAGCGCCCGGCGCAGCCATTCGGTGCGACGCGGACGCGTCAGCACGAGCTCCGGACCGGGATAGCCGAAATAGCCACCACGCCCGGCGGCCATGAATTCCCGCTTCTCAGTCCACGGGATCTCATGGTCCGAGATGCGGATCCGGACACCATCGGACGCGGCGCAGTAGTAGCTGCTCACCCGTCCATCCCGGGCGCGGGACGCGCGGACCTGCAGGCCCATGCGCCGCGCCACCGCAGCAGCGGCGATCAGCGACTTGCGGACAGCCTCGCGGCGGGCGGCTTCGCGAGCCGCGCGCTCGCGCTTGGCGCGCTCGGCTTCCACCCGCTGCCGCTCCTCGCGGAGCGCGGACGGCCGGCGATACGGCCGCGACCGCTGCGCGACGATCAACGGGTCGACGAACCAGAGCCGCTGCCGACGCTGGTCGCGCAGGGCGCGGATACGCGCGACCTCACGTCCGATCACTGGCGCGAGGGCTGGATCCTCGCCGAGCGCAGCAAGCGCACGGGCCGGCCGCAAGCCCGTGTCGGCACAGCGAGCGGCGAGGGCGGAGATCGGGATGGAGCTCATGCCAAGTTCCAGGTTGCGCGACGCACAGTCTATACCATAGCGAAGAGCGGAACCGAAGCGTACCTGGCGCACCGGACGCCGCGCGGCAGGCCATGTGAGCGAACGCGCATTCGCTTTCGTTTTGCTGGCGCCAGGACGGCCCGCCAGGGCGCGGACGACGTGGTGGCTATCACCCTAGCGGCGACGGCCGGTCGAGCCCTGGCACCGCCCTGGAGCGCCCGGGAACGGCATGGCCGTGCGCCGAGGGGCCGGCTGGCAGTGCGGCGGCTTGACGACGACAGTGCCGTCCGACATATCGACGGGAGGCGATGTACTGCGGTGCGACGGGGAATGGGACAGACGCCCTGCGGCTCGACGCTTCGCGCCAGCCGCCGCGTGGCGCGCGGCGCGGCCGGGGCCAGCGGGGAGCTGGACTGGGACGGCGCAGACCCGGTGCGCCTGGCGCTCACCGAGGTCGAGCTCTGCGGCTGGATCGGTCAGGCAGGCCCGGGCGACACCCTCGAATACCACCGTGGCTTCCTGGCGCGCGACACACTGCCGCAGGGCACGCGTCTGGCCGAACGGGACAGGGCGGAGCTCGCCCGTGTCGCCCATCGCGCCCGGTGGGCGGCGGAGCGCGATCTGCTCCATCTGGTCCAGCGTCGTCACGGCCCGGACGACTACAGCTACCTCGCCATCGCGCGGGCGAGGCCGGAGCGGGCGGCGCGCTCGCTGTCCGCGCTCCTGCTGGGCGAGGCGGCGTGACGACGGCGGCCTGGACTCGCGACCAGGTCGAGGCGCGGCTCGTCGAGGCGGCCGACGTGATGAAGCGCCTGCCAGAGGCGCGGGTGCGGGGCTACTTCTCGGTGTGGCCGAAGATCGTGCATGAGTTCGCAGATCTCGTCGGTCAGGAGCCGCCGCGCATGAAGCGGCCGCCGCCCTTGCCGGACGCGATCAGCCGCATGGAAGCGACGCTGCGGTGGCTCGACTGGCTGGAACCCGACGACGCCCGCCTGGTCTGGGCGCGCGCCGAACGGACGCCGTGGAAGCCGATCTGCTGGCGCTTCGGGATCTCCCGCGCCACAGCGTGCCGGCGCTGGGAATACTGCCTGTGCCTGATCGTGTGGCGACTGAACGGACGACGCCCGCTGTCGACAAGGCTGGGCCGCGAGCATCTGGTCGCACGGGTGCGGTTCGTCTATGGCTGACGGCTGTCAATCGGAAAGGCTAACACGAGGCATCTTTTTGGGAGACACCCGCAGAGGAGACAGGCGGACCGCGGTTCGGCTAGATCGCGTCCATGCTTGGGCGAGGTGGGTGCATCGCCCGCCCTCCAGGATGTTCCCGAGCGCTCACATCGAGCCACGGCGGTCATGGCGCAGGACGGAATGTGGCCGGTCGGGAACATGCGACCCGTCTGCCTAATACACAGAACCCGCTAACTCTTTGAAATTGCGGTTCCTTCCGGGCGCAGATCGTATGCTGGTGGCAATGGCCCGAAAGTTCGCTACCGCCAGTGCCAGGAATGGCGTTACCAGACGCCGCTGGGCCGGCGGCGCGCCGTGCGGGTCGGGGCCGTGTTCGCGACGGTCTGGCGCGCGGGCGCTGCGCTGTGGTAACAGTCCCTGGCTGTTACCGAATGCCGGTTAACAGCGTGTCCTTCCGGCTTGCGAGGTCCATGCCGCCACGTCTGCCCGAGAGTGTCGAGCACTGGCCGATCGACCGGCTGATGACGCCGCTCGACGACACGGAGCCGATGTCGCCGGACGGCGACAGGAGCGAGTACGGGGACGGCCGGACCTTCGAAGCGATCGCCACCGAGCGTGGCATCGACCTTCACGATGCGGTCTGATCACCTGCAGGTCGAGCAGTGGCCCATCGAGCGGCTCCTGCCCTATGCCGCGAACGCCCGGACCCATCCAGAGGACCAGGTGGCGCAGATCGCGGCGAGCATCGTCGAGTTCGGCTTCAACGTCCCGTGTCTCGTCGATGAGCGTGGTGTGCTGGTGGCCGGCCACGGGCGGCTGCTGGCGGCGCGGCGGCTCGGCCTGGCGCAGGTGCCGGTCATACGTCTTGCCCACCTGACCGACGCCCAGGCCCGTGCCTTCCGCATCGCCGACAACCAGATCGCGCTCAACGCCGGCTGGAACGAGGAGCTGCTGGCCGCCGAGCTCGCGCGCCTGCTCCGGGGTCCGTTCGAGTGGCGCGAACCGGACGGAGCTGGTGCGGCTCTGGCCGCCGTCGACAGCGAACGACGGGGATGGGCGGAGCGGCCGTGCGGTCGACCTGGCGGGCCCGGTGGGCATGTGGATGACGCCCACGGCGCGGGACCACAAGGACGGAGCGACGACCCTCGCGCGCACGCCGACGAAACGCCTGCTTGGCCGCCAGGTCCTGGCGATGTCGATGGCTGGGCGCGATATCTCGCCGTCGCGCCGGACATTGAACCCGCTGTTTGTCGAGGCGCTGATGGGCTGGCCCACCGGGTGGACCGGCTTCGGCTCGGTGGCAACGGCGTGGTCCCGCTGGTTGCAGCGCATGCGCTGCGAACTCTGGCGGCTCAGCTGCTGCGCGCTGGGTGATGCCGAGGAATGATGCAGTCGCGACGCATGTCGCTGATCGAGGCGGTGAGCAACGTCGCGATCGGCTATGGCGTGGCCGTGCTCGCTCAGATCGCGGTCTTCCCGCTGTTCGGTCTGCAGGTGTCCATGCGCGACAATCTGCTGATCGGCGCGCTGTTCACGCTGGTCTCGGTGGCGCGCAGCTATGTCGTGCGGCGTCTGTTCGAGAGGATGCGCGCTTGGGCTGCATGAGCGCAACGCCGCCGCCCGTGGTGGGCAGCGGCGTCCCGGTGCGTGGTGGCGCGTCAGCTGGCCGCGATGCTGAGCAGCCTCGCGCGGAGGAGCTCGGGCACCGGCCGGCTCTCGGCGACGGTGCGGCCGACCCTGAGTGCGCCGGCGCGGCCGACGAAGTAGAAGCCGACCTGCTCGCCGGTTTCACGGCGCGTCCGCGTGAGGACGGTGTAGCGGGTCGAGCGGGTGTTGGGGACGATCACTTCGCCATGTCGCTGCAGGGCGGCGACGAGGCGGTCGTGGATGGTGGCCTTCGCCATGGGTCAGCCCTCCCGGCCGAGGCGGTAGACGCGGCCGCGTCCGGCGACCTTCTCGGAGGTCACTGCGAGGCCGAGCTTCTTCTTCAGCGCGCCGGCGATGGCGCCGCGCACCGTGTGGGCCTGCCAGCCGAATGCGGCGACGATCTCCTCGATGCTGGCGCCCTCCGGGCGCTTCAGCATGGCGATCAGCTGGGCCTGCTTGCTGGCCGTCCGCGGCCTCGCCGCCGTGTCGGCAGCCGGCGACCCGGCGTCGTCGCGCGGGAACTTCGGCCCGAGGCCGATGGCGGCGATCCCGTGCTCGGTGAGCGCCAACGTGACGGCGCGGCCGTCGTCGGTCTCGCGCCAGATGGGTTCGCCGAGGCGCGTGTCGGCGTCGATCTCCTCCAGCAGACCATGCGCGAGGAGTGGCGCGACCGCCTTCTGCGCGGCGCTGCCCTTGAGGCCCTTCGGCAGCGGCAGCGCCAGCATGGTCGAGCGCTGCGCGGCGGCGCTGAGGATGGCTTTTTGCGTGGCTGAAAGCTTCATGCGATCCTCTCCGAGTTGCGGCGCGTGGCGTTGTCCAGCGCCTGATGGTGACGCCATACATGCTCTAGTCGACGGCTTCATCAAGGCGATAAGTGCATCGTCCGCGTTCTTTTTTCGACGCAGAGCGAGCGGCAGACCGGGGTGATGGGGATATCGATCCGCGCCTATGCGAGGCATCGCGGCGTCAGCCACGTGGCGGTGCTGAAGGCCGCACGGAGCGGCCGCATCCCCTTGGAGCCGGATGGCAGCATCGATCCGGTCAAGGCCGACGCGGCCTGGGTGCGCTCCACTGATCCGAGCCTGTCGCGTGCCAGGTCGGCGAAGCTGAAGCCGGTCGCCGACGCGGCGGTCGGCTCGGTGCGCGAGACGCTCAAGGAGCAGGGACTGCCCGCGAGCGGCAGCGTGACTTTCGTCCAAGCGCGTACCGCGCACGAGATCGCGAAGGCGCATCTGGCGCGCCTCAGGCTCCAGCGCATGAAGGGCGAGCTCGTCGACCGGGCGCGGGCGACGGCGCTTGTGTTCCGGCTCGCGCGCGAGGAGCGGGACGCCTGGGCGAACTGGCCGGCGCGGATCGCCGCCCTGATGGCGGCCGAGCTCGGCGTCGAGGCGCACCCGATGCAGAAGCTGCTGGAGACGCATGTCCGTTCACACCTCGCCGAGCTCGCCGAGGTCCGACCCGAGTTCCGCTAGCGACGACCTGCAGTCGGGCGAGCTGGTCGGCTTCGAGGGTGCGGAGGACCTGCGGCAGTCGTGGCGCGACGGCCTCACGCCGGACCCGTTGCTCGACGTATCGGAATGGGCCGACCGGCACCGCTTCCTGAGCCCGCGCGCGTCTGCGGAGCCGGGACGCTACCGGACGGATCGGACGCCCTACATGCGCGCGGTCATGGACGCGCTGTCGCCGTCGCACCCCGCGCGGCGCGTCGTCTTGATGAAGGCGGCGCAGGTGGGCGCGACAGAGGCTGGGAACAACTGGATCGGCTACGTGATCCACCATGCGCCCGGCCCGATGCTCGCCGTCCAGCCGACGGTCGAGTTGGCCAAGCGCTTTTCGCGCCAGCGCGTCGATCCGCTGATCGCCGAGAGCCCGTCCTTGCGCGAGCGGGTGAAGCCGGCGCGCTCGCGCGACGCCGGCAACACCGTGCTGTCGAAGGAGTTCCCTGCCGGGCTTCTGGTCATCACCGGCGCCAATTCGGCGGTCGGCCTGCGCTCGATGCCGGCGCGCTACCTGTTCCTCGACGAGGTCGACGCCTATCCACCGTCGGCCGACGAGGAAGGCGACCCGGTCGCGCTCGCCGAGGCGCGCACGCGTACCTTCTCCTGGCGGAGCAAGGTCTTCATGACGTCGACGCCGACGATCCACGGAGTCTCGCGCATCGAACGCGAGTACGAGGCGTCCGACCGGCGCCGCTTCTTCGTGCCGTGCCCGCATTGCGGCCATCGCCAGTGGCTGCGGTTCGAGCGGCTGAAGTGGGAGAAGGGCAGGCCGGAGACGGCGCACTACCTGTGCGAGGGCTGCGACGGAGCGATCCAGGAGCACCACAAGACGGCGATGCTGCTGGCCGGCGAGTGGCGGCCGACGGCCGAGTCCGCCGATCCGGCGACGATCGGCTTCCACCTCTCGGCCCTGTACTCGCCGGTCGGCTGGCTCTCCTGGGAGACGATCGCTCGCCTGTGCGAGGCGGCCACCACCGCCGAGGCCCGCCGCAGCTTCAAGAACAGCGTTCTCGGCGAGACCTGGATCGAGGCCGGCGAGGCGCCCGACTGGCAGCGGCTCTACGAGCGGCGCGAGGACTGGCGACTGGGCACGGTGCCGGCCGGCGGACTGTTCCTGACGGCGGGGGCCGACGTGCAGAAGGACCGGATCGAGGTCTCGGTCTGGGCCTGGGGACGCGGCCTCGAGAGCTGGCTCGTCGACCACATCGTGATCGAGGGCGGGCCGGAGCGTGCCAAGGCCTGGGCGGAGCTCTCTGCGCTGCTCGGCCGCACGTGGCCGCACGTGCATGGCCAGCGGCTGCGGCTGGAGAAGCTGGGCATCGACACTGGCTACGAGGCGCCGGCGGTCTATGCCTGGGCGCGCCAGGCCGGCTTCGCGCAGGTGGCGCCCGTGAAGGGCGTCGAGGGCTTCAACCGGGCCGCGCCCGTGATCGGGCCGAGCTACGTCGACGTGACGACGAGTGGCCGCAAGCTGCGGCGCGGCGCGCGGCTGTGGACAATCGCTGTCGCCACCTTCAAGAGCGAGACCTACCGCTTCCTGCGCCTCCAAAGGCCGACCGATGACGAGCTCGCCGAAGGAGCGCGATATCCCGTCGGCTACGTCCATCTGCCGAAGGGAACGGACGCCGAGTGGGTCAAGCAGCTGGTGGCCGAGCAGCTGGTCACCGTCCATACCAGGCGCGGCTTCCAGCGCTTGGAGTGGCAGAAGCTGCGCGAGCGCAACGAGGCGCTGGACTGCCGCGTCTACGCCCGCGCCGCCGCCTGGATCGCCGGCATCGACCGCTGGACCGAGGCGACCTGGCGCGACCTCGAGGCCCAGGTGGCGGCCAGCGGCGAGGAGGGCGCGGAGGAGGACGAGCCGGCTGCGCAGCCGGACGTTGCCGAGCCGCCCTCTGCCGGCCTGCTGCGACGCGAGCGGCGGCCGCGCGGCCGGCGTGTGTTCACCCCGAGCTACTTGAGCTGAGCCCGACGCCATGACGCTCGAAGAGATGACCGCGCGACGCGATGCGCTGCTCGCTGCCCGGTTCCGTGGCGTGCGCACCGTCGAGGTCGAGGGACGACGCATCACCTATGCGACCGACGCCGAGATGGCAGCCGCGCTCGCCGACCTGGAGCGGCGCATCGCGGAGACGAGGGCGGGCGCCAGGCGTCGGATCGTGCGCACTGCGGCGAGCAAGGGGCTCTGAACCGTGCTGGAAGCGATCACGCGCTGGCGTCGCCGCCTGGGCGCCCTGGTGGGCGGCTTCGAAGCGGGCGAGGCGAGCCGGCGGCTGCGGCACTTCCAGCCGAGCCGGGCGCACCTCAACACGCTGGTCGCCGCCGCCGGAGCCGACATCACCGCACGCGCCCGTTGGCTGGTGCGCAACAACGGCTATGCGGCGAACGCCATCGAGAGCTGGGCCGGGAACGTGGTGGGCAGCGGCATCAAGCCGTCGTCCCTGATTGCCGATCCGACGCTCAAGGCGCGCGTGCAGCGGCTGTGGCTCGACTGGACCGACGACAGCGACGCGGAGGGGTTCACGGATTTCTACGGCCAGCAGCGCCGCGCCGCGCGCGAGGTGTTCATGGCCGGCGAGGTGTTCTTCCGCTTCCGCCCGCGCCGGCCCGAGGACGGGCTCACTGTGCCGCTGCAGCTGCAGATGATCCCGTCGGAGATGCTGCCGCTCACGCGCAACGAGCAGCTCCCCGGCGGCAATGTCGTGCGCCAGGGCATCGAGTTCGACCCTATCGGCCGGCGCGTCGCCTACCACTTCCTCAGGCGGCACCCGGGCGACGTGACCGACCCGGGTCTCGCCGGCGAGACGGTGCGGGTGCCGGCGTCCGAGGTCGTCCACGTGATCGATCCGGTGGATGCCGGGCAACTGCGCGGCGTGTCCCGCTTCGCACCGGCCATCGTGAAGCTGTTCCTGCTCGACCAGTACGACGATGCGGAGCTCGACCGGAAGAAGGTCGCGGCGATGCACGCGCTGTTCATCACCACGCCGGCGCCCGCCGAGCCCTTCGACGTCGCCGAGACCGACGAGGGCGGCGAGCGCACGATGGACCTGCGACCCGGCCAGATCGTGATGCTGGAGCCGGGCGAGGAGGTGCAGACCTCCGCGCCGGCCGACGTCGGCCAGACCTACGAGCCGTTCCAGTACCGTACGCTGCTGCAGGTCTCGGCGGCGCTGGGCATTCCGTACGCGTACCTGTCGAACGACATGCTGAAGGCGAACTACTCGAACTCGCGGCTGGCGCTTCTCGAGTTTCGCCGGCGCATCGAGGCCTATCAGCATGCCGTCATGGTCTGGCAGATCTGCCGGCGCGTGTGGGCGCGCTGGATGGATACGGCGGTCATGGCCGGCGCTCTCGAACTCCCCGACTACGAGGCGCGTCGCCGCGAATACGTCGCCTGCGCTTGGCTGCCGCCGAAGTGGGACTGGGTCGACCCGCTGAAGGACGCCCGCGCGGAGATCGAGCAGATCGAGGCGGGTCTCAAGAGCCGCACCCAAGCGCTTGCGGAGCGTGGCTACGACGCCGACCAGGTCGATGCCGAGATTGCCGCCGACCGCGAGCGGGAGCGCCGGCTGGGGCTCAGCTTCGGCAGCGTGGCCGACACGGAGCCGGACAGCGATCCGAGCCAGGAGGAGCCGTCCTGATGACGGAGCGCACCTTCGCCATCGCCGACGTCTGCGCGGCGGTGGGCATCAGTCCGGCGCGGCTGCATCAGTGGATCGAGCGGGGGCAGTTCACGCCGGTCCACGGGACGCGCTGCGGTGTGGGACGCGACTACACGCTGCGCGATGCCGTGCATCTGGGCGCATTGGTCTGTCTTCAGGCGGCGGGGGTGCCGATCTCGCGCGCGGCCGCGCTGATCGGGACGTCGCCGTCGCAGACTGCGAGCCAGGACGTCGTCAGCGCTCGGAAGGGAGCCGTCGAGGTGGTGGTCGACCTGGCGTCCATCGCCCGCGACGTCCGCTCCCGCTTGCCCGTGTGAGGTCCCATGACGACTTCTGTACCGCTGCTCGGTCGGCTCTCCGGCCGGCCTCTGGCGATTGCGCCGCGCGCGCTCGACGCGCTGCTTGCGGCTGGACGTCTGGTCGAGGCCCAGCCGGCCATGCTGCCGGTGCGCGACGGCGAGCCGCTGCCGAGGCGTGGCTATGCCGTCGCCGACAACAGCATCGCCGTGGTGCCGGTGGTGGGGCCGCTGGTGGCGCGCGGCGACTGGCTGACCGCGTTGTTCGGCGCGTCGACGTACGGCGAGCTCGGCGAGACGTTCGAGGCCGCGCTCGCCGACCCGTCGGTGCGCGGCGTGGTCATGGAGATCGACTCGCCTGGCGGCGAAGTCGCCGGCATGTTCGACCTGGTCGACCGCCTGGTCTCGCTTCGCCGCGCTGCGGACAAGCCGGTGTGGGCGGTAGCGAGCGACAGCGCGACGTCGGCGGCCTACGCCATCGCCAGCGCGGCAGAGCGCATCTACGTCACCCGGACCGGCGAAGTCGGCTCGGTCGGCATCCTCGCCGCGCACCTCGACCAGAGCGGTGCCGACAGCCAGGCCGGGCTGTCGTGGACCTTCGTGTACGCCGGCGAGCACAAGATCGACGGCAATCCGCACCAGCCTCTGTCCGATCCGGCGCGCGCGGCGATCCAGGAGGACGTCGACGCGCTCTACCTCGAGCTGGTCGACCTGGTTGCGCGCAACCGCAGGATGTCGCCAGACGCTGTGCGCGCCACCGAGGCAGCCGTCTATCGCGGCCGCGCAGGCGTCTCGATCGGTCTGGCCGACCGCATCGGCACCGTCGAGACCGCGCTCTCCGACATGACCGCCGCCCTTGCGTCGCCATCCCGGCGGCGCAGTTCCGCCACCCAAGCCAAAGGCAGGAGACTGAGGATGATCGATCCGATCGAGCCTGACGACGTTCCGAAGATGGAGGTCGAGCAGGAGGAGCCGTCGCAGGAGGCCGCCGCGATCGCGCCAGCGCCGGAAGCGCCGGACGAGGCTGCGCGCGCCGCCGCAGCGGAGATCGCCGAGGTGGCCGCACAGGCGCACCGTCTCGGCGTCGCGGTGGACGCGGCGGACGCGATCCGGCGCGGCATCAGCGCCCACGCGCTGCGCCGCTCCGTGCTCGACAGCCTCGCCGCGCGTGCCGAGGCGAGCGCGCTCGTCATCGCGAAGAGGAATCCGGCCGCCGACAATCCGTCGGAGAGCCCGATCGTCCGGCGTGCGCGCGAGCGCGCGGCGGCCGCTGCACAGCACTGACAAGGAGCAACTGTCATGCCTGTTCTGACCAAGGCGCCCACGCTGGGCGATCTGCTCAAGTACGAGCTCAACCCGAACTATTGCCGGGAGACGGTCACCCTCAAGGCCGGGACGAACTACGCGCTCGGCTCGGTGCTCGGGAAGATCACCGCGTCCGGCATCTACCGGCTGTCGCCGGACGTCCAGGTCCCCGCCGACCTCGGAGCGGAGATCGCGACCGCCGTGCTGCTCGAGGCGGTCGACGCGACGGGCGGCAACGCGAAGGGCGTGGCGGTCGTCCGCGGGCCCGTCATCGTGTCCAAGGCGGCGCTCGTCTTCAACGCTGACGTGGATGACGAGCCGGAGATCGCTGCCAAGCACAGTCAGCTGGTCGACGCCGGCATCGTTCCGCGCGACGCCGCCTGAGCATCGTTCCCGTTCCTATCTGAAGGAGGTCCGACCGATGGTCGCCATGATCAATCCGTTCGACGCCGGCGGCTACTCGCTTGCCGAGATGACGCAGGCCATCAACATCCTGCCCAACGTCTACACGCGCCTGGGCCAGATCGGTCTGTTCCGGTTCGAGGGCATCACCCAGCGCTCCGTCGTCATCGAGCAGGCAGAGGGTGTGCTGAACCTGCTGCCGACCGTGCCGCTCGGCGGGCCGGCCACCGTCGCCAACCGCGACACGCGCTCCATGCGGTCGTTCATCGTGCCGTGGATTCCGCACGACGACGTGATCACGCCGCAGGACATCCAGGGCGTGCGCGGCTTCGGCGTCGCCGACGCCGCCGATCCGCTCGCGACGGTGATGGAGCGGAAGCTCACCCGCATGCGGGTGAAGCACGCGCAGACGCGCGAGTACATGGAGATCAACGCGCTGCGCGGCACCGTCAAGGACGGCGCCGGGACCACGCTCTACAACTACTTCACCGAGTTCGGCCTCACGCAGATCACTGTGGACTTCGTGCTGGGCACCAACGCGACCAACGTCCAGGCGAAGGTGCGCGAGGTGCTGCGCAAGATCGAGGAGGAGCTCAAGGGAGAGAGCATGACCGGGGTGCATGCGCTGGTCAGCCCGGAGTTCTTCGACAAGCTGATCAGCCACCCGAAGGTCGAGGAGGCGTACAAGTACTACGCTTCCACGGGCGCGCAGCCGCTGCGCGAGGACACGCGCCAGCGCTTCCCGTTCGCCGGCGTGATGTTCGAGGAGTACAACGCCACCGTCACGCTCTCGACCGGCGCCACCGAGAAGCTCGTCCCCGCGAACGACGGCATCGCCTTCCCGCTCGGCACGACCGACACCTTCGTCACCTACGGCGCGCCGGCCAACCTGATCGAGACGGTCAACACGGTCGGTCTGCCGATCTACGCCCGGCAGCTTGCCCGGCCCGACGGCTCCGTGATCGAGGTGAAGACCGAGGCGTCGATCCTGCCGGTCAACAAGCGGCCGAGGCTCGCGGTGCGCATCTACTCCAGCAACTGACCATGAGCGTCTTCGCGGAGGCGATCGACGATCTGTTCGCCGATCCGAACCTCGCGCGGGATGCTGTCTGGCAGCCGGGCGGGACGGGCGCACCGGTGACGGTGCGGATCGTCCTGCGCCGGCCGGACCGCATCGGAGGCTTCGGCGAGACGCGCCTCGTCGCTGCTGCCAGCGTGGTCGAGGTGCGCACGGCCGAGGTGGCGACGCTCGCGCAGGGCGATGTCTTCGACATCGACGGCGACAGCTTCGTGGTGCAGGGCGAGCCGGTGCGCGACGGCGAGCGTCTCGTCTGGACGGCGGAGCTGGCGCAGGTATGAGGCTGTCCGCCGCGATCATCGGCGACTTCGGTCGCATCATGGTCGAGCAGATCCAGGCCGCCGAGCGGGCGGTGACGGGAGGTGTGCGGGAGGCGACCGACGGGCTCAAGGCGGAGCTGCGAGCGCAGATCGCGAGTGGGGGGCTCGGCGCGCGGCTCGCCCGGACGTGGCGCTCCGAGATGTTCCCGAAGGGGCAGAACAGTATCCGCGCTGCCGGTCTGGTCTGGTCCAAGGCGCCCGGCATCATTCGCATCTATGAGGAAGGCGCCACGATCCGGTCGGCCAAGGGCTTCTTCCTGGCGATCCCGACCGAGGCGGCCGGGCGATACGGCGATGGCGGCCGGAAGATCACGCCAGGCGGCTGGGAGCGACGCACGGGCCAGCGACTGCGCTTCGTCTACCGTCGCGGCGCGCCGTCGCTGCTGGTGGCCGAGATGCGCGCGAGGAGCGGCCAGCGCGGCGGCTTCGCTCGGGCGAGCGCGTCGGCCCTGCGCAGCGGACGCGGTCTGGTGACCGTGCCGGTCTTCATTCTGGTGCCGCAGGTGACCTTCCGGAAGCGGCTCGACGTTGCAGGCGCCGTGCTCCGCTGGCAGGAGCGGCTGCCGGGTCTCGTCGTCCGCAACTGGGTGTCCGGCGATGGAGGGAGCCGCTGATGTCCCGGCGCGAAGACATTCTGGCGGCGCTCTTCGCGACGCTCGACAACGCTCTGACCGCGAAGGTCCGCCGCAACGAGGTTCTGCCGGAGCGGGTGCCGGCGGAAGGGCTCGTCATCCTGCGCGACGGCGAGCCAGGCGAACCGGACGTGACGCTAAACCCGCGCACCGAGTTCTACAGCCACCGGGTCGAGATCGAGGCCTATGTACAGCGCGACCCGGACGGCGGCAGCGAGACGACGCTGGATGCCCTGCTCGGCGACATCGGCGCGGCGCTCAAGATCGACCCTTCGCTCGGCGGCCTTGCCGAGAACCTGACGCCGGCCGCGCCCGAGACCGGCGCGCTGGCCATCGAGGGTGCCGTTCCGATCCTCACCGCCAGGCTCGTGGTCGTCGTCGAGTACCTGGTGAGCGATCCACTTGACCACTGACCTGCCCAACGCAAGGAGTTAGCCATGCCCAAGGTGCGCGCCTACGGCGCCGACGCCACGCTGAAGGCTTGCCGCGAAACGAGCTATGGGGTGGCGCCGCTGTCCGGCTATCGGAGCCTCGACTTCAAATCGACCGATCTCTCCTCGGCCCAGCCGCTCGGCGACGATCCGCTCCTCGGTCGCGGGCGCAACGCCCAGGACCCGTATCGCGGCCTCATCACCGACGAGGGCCAGCTCGACATTCCCCTCGATCTGCGCGGCACCGGCTTCTGGCTCACCGCCCTGTTCGGCGATCCGGTGACGACGACGGTGAAGGCGACCGGCTCGATCACGTTCGCCGCCAACCCATCGCCCGGCGCCACGATCACCCTGAACGGCACGGTGTGGACCTTCGTCGCCGGCACGCCGTCCGGCAACCAGACGCAGATCCAGGGCACGGTGACGCAGACGGTGGACCAGCTGGTCTCCGACCTCAACGCCTCGGCCGACGTCGAGGTGTCGAAGTGTACCTACTCCCGGCCGCCGGCCACGCAGAGGCTGGCGATCGAGTTCGACACCGCAGGGCCGACCGGCAACGCCTTCACCATCGCGGCTTCGGCGGCGACCGTGTCCGGGCCGACGCTGACGGGCGGCGGCTACTCGCATGTCTGGGAGAGCGGCGCGGACGACATCCCGAGCTACACGATCGAGATCGGCCACCCGCAGCTGGTGACGCCGGTCTTCTTCCGCCATCTCGGCACGGTGGCGGAGAGCCTGAACTTCGAGATGGGCCAGGAAGGGCCGGCGAACGCCCGCCTGCAGCTTGTGGCCCAGGGCGAAGAGAAATTCGCCGCCACGATCGACGCGAGCCCGAGCGCCTACTCGCTGCGGCGGTTCAGCCAAGGGCGCGGCTTCATTCGGCGCGGCGGGACGCCGCTGGCCGGCGTCACCGGCGGCAGCCTCACCTTCTCCAACAACCTGGAGCGGGTGCGGGTCATTCGCGAGGACGGCAAGATCGAGGCGGCCGATCCGACCTTCGCCTCCGCCGAGGGCTCGATGTCGGTGCGCTTCGACGGCACGACGCTGGTGACCGAGGCCGCCAATGGCGATCCCGTCGCCCTTGAGTACGGCTTCACCTTCCCCGAGGGCTATGAGCTGCGCTTCGAGCTGCCGCGCGTCTTTCTGCCCAAGCCGAAGTATGCCGTCTCCGGGCCCGGCGGCGTCGAGGCGAGCTTCGACTGGCGCGCCGCCTTCGACGACGACGAGGACACCATGCTGCGCGCTCGTCTCCTGAACGACGTCACCAGCTACGCCTGAGGCCTCCATGATCCGTCTCGATCTCTCTCGCGAGCCGCGCTGGCTCGATCTCGGCCACGGGGTGCGCCTGCGCGTCGCGCCGCTGACCACCGCGCTCATGGCCGCCGCGCGCAGCGATCCTGCGGTCGCCAGTCTGCCGGACGGCGCTTCGAAGGAAACCATCGCGGTGGTGATGGCCAAGGCGCTGGCGCGGCTCGTGGTCGAGGACTGGGAGGGCGTCGGAGACGCCGAGGGCAACCCGGTGCCGGTCACGCCGGAAGCGGTCGATGCGCTGCTCGACATCCTCCCGCTGTTCGAGAACTTCCAGCTGCGCTACGTCTCGAAGGGTCTGCTGCTGGAAGAGGAAAAAAACGAATTCGCGCCCTCGCCGAGTGGCATTTCAACGGGGGCGACCAGTACTGCCGATCGTGTCGAGGCACCTGCAGCGAGTGTCCCGCCGTCCTGAACCGTCCCGTCACGGTCGAGGGCTGGCAGGTCTGGGACCTGGCTCTGCGGCTGACGGGCCAGCTGCGCGTCATCCCTGGCGCGGTCCTCGGCCTCGACATGACGGCTGCGCTCGCTGTCGCCGAGGCCCTCGGGCTCAACACGCTCATCTGCGCCGAGCTCCTCCCGGAGATCGAGGCGATGATGGTGCGCGGGATGAACGCACAGATCAGGGCTGAACAGGATGGCTGAGAAGCGCGTCTCCGTGCGTCTGGCCGTCGTCGGCGGCCGTGAGGTGCGCGCCGAGCTGCAGGGCATCGGCGATGCGGGCGAGAGCAGCATGCGGCGGCTGTCGCGCGAGATGGATGCCGCGAACACCCGCGTCGCCGCCTTCTATCGCCGACTGCAGATTGCCGCCACGGCGGCCGCCGCCGCGTTCGCCGCCACCGCTGCGGCGATGATCCGCTCGGGCCTCCAGGTCGTCGACGCCGAGGCGAAGCTCGCCGCCTCGCTCGGCACCACGGTCGAGAGCATCCAGGTGCTGGAGCGCGCCGGCGATCTGGCCGGCGTCTCGATGGGCGAGATCGAGCAGGCGACGATCCAGCTGACCAGGCGTCTCAGCCAGGCGGCGGCGGGGACCGGCCCGGCGGTCGAGGCTCTGCAGCGCCTGCGGCTCACTGCTGAGCAGCTGCAGAAGCTGCCGCTCGACCAGCGCATCGCCGCGATCCAGGACGCGCTGGCCCGCTATGTGCCCGAGGCGCAGCGGGCGGCTGTCGCCTCGCAGCTGTTCGGCGAGCGCGCGGCGCTGACCTTCCTGCGCATCGACACGGCGACGTTGCGGACGGCGACGCAGGACGTGCGGGACTTCGGTGTGGCGGTGTCGCAGAGCGATGCGGCCCAGATCGAGCGCACCAACGACGCGCTGTCGCGGCTCGGGCTGATCTGGCGCGGCATCTCGAACCAGCTGGCCGTGGCCGCCGCACCCGCGCTCGAAGCCGTCGCCGACGCGCTCGCGGCGATGGCGCGCACCACCGGCCCGATAGGACAGGCCATCCGGCTGCTGTTCGACAATCTCGGCCGTCTGGCGTCGATCGCCGCCGCCTTCGTCGCGCTGATGGCCGGGCGCTTCGTGGCCAGCATGGTGGCGGCGGCCGTCTCTGTCCGCGGTCTCGCCACTGCGCTTGTCTTCCTGCGCGGCGCGCTGATCCGCACCGGGATCGGCGCGCTGGTCGTCGCGGCGGGCGAGCTGATCTACCAGTTCGGGCGGCTCGTCCAGGCGACCGGCGGCTTCGGCGCAGCGCTCAACCTCCTGGGCGACGTCGCCCGCGAGGTCTGGGACCGGATCGGTCTGCTCGCCCAGGTCCTGGGGAACCGTGTCGCCGCCGTCTGGCTCGGGATCAAGGCGAGCGTCGCAGAGGCGCTGCAGAGCGCGCTCGAAGCCGTGGTCGGCTTCGGCAACCGGGCCGTCAACACCTTCCAGGGCGCGTTCAACGCCATGGTGGCGATCTGGAACGCGCTGCCCGCTGCCGTGGGCGACATCGCGATCCGCGCGGCGAATGCCCTGATCTCGGGCGTCGAGCGCATGCTCAATGGCGCGGCGCGCGGGATCAATAGCCTCCTCGACGGCGTCAACGCCGGCCTCGCTGCGGTTGGGATCGAGCGAACGATCGCGCTTGTGCCCACCGTCGATCTCGGTCGCATCGAGAACGAGTTCGCGGGCGCGGCCGAGCGCGCGGGCGCTGCGGCGCGCGAAGCGTTCGCCGCCGCCTTCGAAGCGGACGCCTTCCGCGTCCCCGGCCTGGGCCTGACCGAGTTCGCGGACGAGGCGCGCCGCGCTGCCGACAATGCCCGCGCCACGGCGGACGCGATGCGGGACCTGGCTGGCGCGCCGCTGGCGTCGGTGGCAGCCATTCGTGAGGCGCTGTCCGGTGCGAACACCGAGCTGGACGCGGCCGCAGCTGCGACCGAGCGCCTCGACGAGGCGTTCGAAGCGATCGGCGGCGAGGCGAGCGCGGGCGGTGGTGGCGCACGCGGCTCGGCTGAGGCGGGCGGCTCCGCCGGCCGGGCGGCTGCGGCGAGCCGCGAGGCCGGTCAGGAGATCAAGGTGGCTGCCGAGGAGGCGGCGACCGGCTGGGCAGGGGTGCGCGACGAGCTGGCCCGCTACGCCACCGAGGCGATGGACTGGGGCAAGGGCGTCAGCAGCACGCTGGTCGGCGCGTTCCGCAACGCAGAGGACGCCATCGCCGACTTCGTTGTTTCCGGCAAGCTCGACTTCAAGTCGCTCGCCGACAGCCTGGTGGCGGACATCACGCGCATCGCGCTCCGCTCCACGATCCTCGGCCCGCTCGCCAATGCGTTCGGCGGCTCGGGCGGCGGCATCTTCGGCACCCTGTTCGGCGGTGGCGGCATCCTGTCGGGCATCTTCCATGCCGGCGGGCTGGTAGGGGCTCCCGCGCCGCAGCGGCTCGTCCCGGCGCTGGCCTTCGCGGGCGCACCGCGTCTGCACCGTGGCGGCATCGCGGGCGGCGGTGCGGCGCTCCGTGCGGACGAGGTGCCCGCCATCCTGCAGCGTGGCGAGATGGTGCTCTCCCGCGCTCAGGTCGCCGCTGTGGGCGCGTCCCGCGACGCACGCCCGGCTGTCAGTGTGGTGATGAACATCGTGACGCCGGACGCGAACAGCTTCCGCTACGCCCAGGGCCAGATCGCGGCCGACGCCGCGCGTGCCATGGAGCGGGCGCGACGCAATCTGTGATGGGTCGCCAGGATGAGCGGCTTCCACGAAGTACAGTTCCCGCCCGACATCTCGTACGGGGCTTCGGGCGGGCCCGGCTACTCGACCACGGTGGTCACCACGGTGTCCGGCCATGAGCGGCGCAACGCCAACTGGGCGCAGGCGCGCGGGCGCTGGAACGTGGCCCATGGCCTCAAGAAGCGGGAGCAGGTCGCGGCCCTGATCGCGTTCTTCCGCGCGCGCAAGGGCCGCGCCTACGGCTTCCGCTTCAAGGACTGGACCGACTACCAGGCGTTCGCGCAGCTGCTGGGCGTCGGCAACGGCACGACCACCACCTTCCAGCTGGTCAAGCGCTATTCCAGCGGCGTGGTGGTCGAGGTGCGCACCATCACCAAGCCCGTCGCCGGCACGGTGCGGGTCTACCGCGACGGCGTCGAGGCGGAGTCCGGCTGGAGCGTGAACACGACGACCGGCCTCGTGACCTTCACCAACGCGCCCGCTCCCGGCGTGCAGGTGACGGCGGACTTCGAGTTCGACGTGCCGGTGCGCTTCGACAGCGACCAGATGGACATCACGGTCGAGACCTACCAGCTGGGCAGCTGGCAGCAGATCGTTCTCCTTGAGATCCGGCCATGAAGTCGGTCTCCCCGGCGCTCGCCACCCATCTCGCAGGGACGGTCACGACGCTGGCCACCTGCTGGCGCATCACGCGCGTCGACGGCCAGGAGTTCTTCTTCACCGACCATGACCGCGACATCGCCTTCGAGGGCGACGTCTACAAGGCGAGCTCTGGCTATTCGCGCACCGCGATCACCAGCGACGCAAGCCTGGGCGTCGACAACCTCGACGTCGAGGGCGTGTTCGATAGCGAGGCGATCACCGAGCAGGAGCTGCGTGCGGGTCTCTTCGACCAGGCCGAGGTGCGCATCTTCCTCGTCAACTGGGCCGACCCGTCGATGGGCGCGCTTCGCATGCGCCGTGGCTGGTTCGGCGAGGTGGTGCTGACCGAACAAGGCGTCTTCCGCACCGAGCTGCGTGGCCTGGCGCAGGCGCTCGCTCAGCGCATCGGCGAGCTCTACAGCCCTGAATGCCGCGCCGATCTCGGCGACCACCGCTGCAAGGTGCCGATCCACCCGCCCGTGATCGCTCGCGCGACCGCCTACGCGGTGGGCCAGCATGTGCGCGTCGCGACCGGGTCTGGCATCGGTTCGGCGGTCTACGAGAACCGCATCTACCGGTGCGTCGTCGCCGGCACGACCGCTGCGACGCAGCCGGTCTACGACACGACCGTCGGCCAGCAGACCACGGACGGCGGCGCCGTGTTCGAGGCGATGCAGTCGTGGAGTCGCTCGGGCGTGGTTGTCAGCGTCGTCAACCGCGCCGTCTTCGCCGCCTCGATCACTGAGCCGCGCGCGGTCGACGGCTGGTTCGCAGGCGGCGTGCTCACCTGGGAGAGCGGAGACAATGCGGGCCGCTCGATCGAGGTGAAGGCCTGGACGCAGGCGTCCGGCCAGATCGAGCTCTTCCTTCCCATGGGCTACGCCATCGGCGTCGGCGACGCGTTCCGCATCCACCCCGGCTGCGACAAGCGTCTCGACACCTGCATCGATCGCTTCGCCAACGTCCTCAACTTCCGTGGCGAGCCCTACGTGCCGGGGCAGGACGCCATCATGAGCTATCCCGATGCCCGCTGAGACGATCGCGCCTGAGAGCATCGTCGCGGAGGCGCGCAGCTGGCTCGGCGTGCCCTGGCGGCACCAGGGCCGGAGCCGTGCCGGCATCGACTGCGTCGGCCTCGTGGTGCAGGTGGCGCGCGCCCTCGATCTCTCGGGCTACGACCACACCGCCTACGGTCGGCGCGCGCAGGGCCACGGCTTCGTCGAGCACTTCCGCGCGAATATGGACGGCGTCGCCATTCCCGACGCCCGTCCCGGCGACGTCCTGGTCTTCGCCGACCAGGCCTATCCCTGCCACTGCGGCTTTCTCACCGAGCGGCTGGGCCACCCGCACCTGCTGCACGCCCATGCGACCCGCCGTCAGGTGATCGAGGAGCCCTACGCCGGCGAGTGGCTCGTCAAGGTCAAGTTCGCGTTCCGGTTTCGCAAGCCCGTGCTCTGATCCATGGCCATTCTCGTCGCAGTCGGCGGCGCCGCGCTCGGCTCCGCCATCGGTGTAGGCTGGCAGGCCGGCTGGCTGGTCGGTGCGGTCGCTGGCCAGCTGCTGTTTCCACGCAAGATACCGGGCAGCCGCACCGAGGGTCCGCGTCTCGGCGACCTCACCGTCACCTCGTCGGCGTATGGCGCGTCGATAGGGATCGGCTATGGCACGCTCAGGATGGCCGGGAACATGATCTGGTCGCCGGGCATAACGGAACGGCAGAACGTCACCCGGACGCGCGCTGGCGGCAAGGGCGGCGGCGGCGCGAAGCAGACCCAGGTCAGCTACGCCTACTTCGCATCCTTCGCCCTAAGCTTCGGCGAGGGCCCCGCCGAGGACGTGCTGCGCATCTGGGCCGACGGCAAGCTCATCTACGACAAGACCGGGGCGAGCCCGGACGTGGCCAAGCCAAACCTGCGGTTCCGGTTCTATCCTGGCAGCGAGACCCAGCTGCCCGATCCCCTGATCGAGGCGCATGTGGGCGCCGGCCGCGCGCCGGCCCATCGCGGGCTCTGCCTCATCGTGTTCGAGGATCTCGCTCTTGCCGATTTCGGCAACCGGATCCCGAACATCACGGCGGAGATCACCTATCGGCGCGCCGCGCAGCAGCCCTATCAGCTCCTCGACTTCATCACGACGGGCGAGGGCGGCTACTTCGGGTCCTACCAGGTCGGGGAGCTTGCGGTCGACTGGCGCAGGGGCTACGCCTACTTCCTCACGACGAGCCTCGACGCCGAAGCCGCCGGCATTCGCCGCTTCAATCTGCGCACCATGGTCGAGGACCGCCAGGCGAGGATGACGGACGTGACCTCGGTCACGCCCAACAATTCGCCCAACACGCTGTTCTGCGGCGAGGACGGCCACCTCTACCTGACGGTCGGCGCGGCGAACTCGCGGCCGATCATTCGCGTCGAGCCGAACGCGCTGAAGGAAGTCGGCCGCTTCGGCTTCACCAGCACCGGCCTGTCGAACACCACGACCCGCTTCGTGACGACGAACTGGATGGGCACGATCTCGGCCTACGGACTGTCGGGACGGGTCGACTTCCTGCTGACCGGCTCGCAATTCGACGACATCGGTCTGCTGCGGGCCGACGACATGACCTACGTCTGGGGTGCGGGCCAGACGGTGACCGAGCCGCGCGTGCGCGGCGCCATCGGCGGAGCGGTCGGCGAAGGCTTCGGCGAGGGCTGGATCCTCGGCAGCGGGACGAGCACGAACCACGCGAGCCTCGGTCTCTATCGCCTGCGCGTCTCGGCGCTGGCCGCGTACGATCCGCTGACCGGCCAGTCCTTGGGTGTGACCTTGGAGAAGGTGGCGAGCTTCAGCCCGGCGGCGATCGAGGCGGGAGCCACTGGCTTCCACGGCACTGCCGGCGGGCTCACCTGGGACGCCACCGACGACAGCGTCATCTTCCAGGTTCGCATGTCGAACGGCGGGGCGGCCGGGACGATCTACACGATCAAATGGCGCTCGGACGACGGCATCGTCTGGAAGACCGCCGTCCCGCACCAGATCAACTACGAGGGTCCGTTCTTCGGCCAGAGCCGGCTGCGAGGGCAGCGCTGGACGTGCATGCGCGGCACGCGCGTGGTGCAGCTGGACACGGCGACGGGCGCCATCGTGCTCGACGAAACCTGGCCCAATGCCATCAACGAGGGCGGCGCGCAGGTCTACGACGCCGTCACCGACACCCATCTGGTGCGCGGCGGCAGCAGCTGGGCGCGGCTGTTCCTCAATCGCGGCGGCGGCCAGGGCGAGGCGCTGTCGTCCATCGTCGCCGATCTGTGCGGACGTGCCGGGCTGGGCCTGGCCGACATCGACGTCGCGGAGCTCGGGGTGTCGGTTCCAGGCTATGTGATCGGCCGGCAGACCACCGTGCGCGACGCGATCGAGCCGCTGGCGCAGGCCTACTTCTTCGACGCCGCCGAGAGCGACGACCTGCTGCGCTTCCGCACGCGCGGGCGGACGCCGGTCGCCACCATCGGCGCCGATCTTCTGCTGCCGCTCGACGAGCGCACGGGCGAGACCTGGCGCGAGCGCCGCACCCAGGAGGTCGAGCTGCCCGAGCGCGTCGCCGTCGTCTACATGGACCGGGACGCCGACTACCAGCAGGGCACGCAGAGCGAGAAGCGCGCATCCCTGCCGCTCCCCACCATGCATTCGCGCAACCAGGCGAGCCTGGAGCTGGCGCTCGCCATCGACGCCACCACGGCCAAGCGCATCGCCGCGAAGACGCTCTACAGCGCCTGGGTCGAGCGTAGCCAGTACGAGGCCGCGCTGCCGCCGGACTGGCTACGGCTCGATCCCACCGATGTGGTGGACGTGGTGTTCGATCCCGGCTCGGCGTTCCGCACCAGGATCAACCGTCTCGACATCGGCGCCGACTTCTCGCTGGCGCTGAAGGGCGTGTCGGAGACGGCCGCCACCTACGTCTCGACCGTGGTTGCGGACGGCGGGTCGGGCCGACCGGCGCAGACGGTGGGCGCCGACGCCGCCACGCGGCTGATCCTGCCCGATCTGCCGCTCCTGCGCGATGTCGACGATACTGGCGGCGCGGGGTCGCGCGTCTACTATCTGATGGCTGGGTTCGGCGGCTCGGGCTGGCCTGGCGCAGCGCTCTACCGCAGCGCGGACGGCTCCGCGTGGGCGCAGGTGGGCCGAGCGCTGAGCGAAGCCGCGTGGGGTGCCGCTGCGAACGCGCTGGGCGCGCCGCGCTCGCCCTTCGCCACCGACGAGGAGAACGTCCTGACGGTCTTCATGACCACCGGCGGCGACCGTCTGGAGAGCGTGACCCAGGAAGCGCTGGTCAACGGCGCCAACGCGGCGCTCCTGCTCAAGGCCAATGGCGAGCCGGAGGTCATCCAGTTCCGCGAGGTCACGCTGAACGCGGACGGCTCCTACACGCTTCGCGGCCTGCTGCGCGGCCGTCGGGGCACCGACGTCTTCGTCGACGGCCATGCGGTGGGCGAGCTCTTCGTGCTCCTCGATCCCGACGATGTCGAGACGCTCGCCGTGTCGCTCGGCGAGCTCGGCCTTGCCCGCTCCTGGCGGGCCGTCGGGTTCGGCACCCTGTTCGAGGACGCCGAGACGCTCGTCCAGAGCCACACCGGCCGCGACCTGATGCCGTACGCTCCGGCGCACGTCGCTGGCAGCCGCAATCAGGCGAGCGATCTCACCGTCACCTGGGTCCGCCGCACCCGGATCGGCGGCGCCTGGCGCGATGGCACCGGCGCCGTGCCGCTCGGCGAGGCCGCAGAGGCCTACGAGGTCGACATCCTCGACGCTCCGGGCGGCGCCGTGGTCCGCACGCTGACGGCGCTCACCAGTCCCACCGCCGTCTACACGGCGACGCAGCAGACCGCCGACTTCGGCGCGCCGCCGGCCATCGTCCATCTCCGCGTCTATCAGATCTCGGCCGCCGTCGGCCGCGGTTTCCCAGCGATTGCGAGCCTGTGAATGAGCACCCCGAACCTCGCCATCCCGCACATCGCCGCTTCGCAGAACCAGAAGGAAGTCACCGCGAACGACGCCTTCGACCGGCTCGACCGTGCGCTCTGCGGCATCACGGTGAAGCCACTGACCGGGCTCACCTCGCCGCACGCTCTCACCACGGCCGAGGCACTGCAGGCAGCCGTGCTGCAGCTCGCTCCGACGCACCCTGGCGGCACGTTCGAGGTCGTGGTGCCGACGAACCGCAAGCTGTACGCGGTGCGCAACTTGTCGGGCGGGACTGTCACCGTGCGCACCCCGTCGGGGAGTGGCGTCGCCGTCCCGCACAACCTCACGAAGCTGCTGTACGCGAACGGCACCGACGTCGTCGACCTGTCGCCCGCGCCGCCCGGCGCCGTGGCCTCGCTGGACGATCTGACCGACGTCGACACGAGCACGTCCCCGCCGGCCACCGGCGACGGCCTGCGCTGGACCGGCAGCCTCTGGGTCCCGGCGACCAGGGGCCTCGACGTGGGCGTGTTCGTCCCCGACCGGCCCGCCGCCGGCGCGCTGGTCTTCAAACTGGTGGCGGTCCGTGCGTTCAGCCTGCCGGCAGGGCTCACCGGCTCCCGAGGCCATGCCAGCACCGCCGCCACCGCCCAGTCCGACTTCGAGGTGCGCCACAACGGCACGGCTGTAGGCACGGTGCGCTTCGCCGCCGGGAGCTCGACGGCCAGCTTCATCATGGCGTCCCCGCTGGCGCTCGCGGAAGCCGACCGGCTTGAGCTGGTCGCTCCGACTCCGCAGGACGCGACCTTGGCCGACCTGACCATTCTGCTTAAGGGGAGGCTCGCCTGATGGCGCTTCTGTTCCTCGACGGCTGCGACCTGCACGCCACCAACGCCGACATCCTGCGCCGCTGGACCTCGGCCAGCAGCGGCACCAACGTCGATGTGGTGACGAACGGCGGCCGCTTCGGCGGCGGCTGTATCCGGCTGCGCACCGTCACCGCCGATGAGACGGTGAGCAAGACGTTCACCTCGCCGATCACCGGCACCACGATTGCCGGCGGAGCGATCCGCCTGGTCCCCAACGTCACCAGCTCGACGAACAACAGCCGGCTGCTGCAGTTCCTCGACAGCGGCGGCACGGTGCATCTCACGCTCGCCTGGAGCAGCACCGATCTGCTGTTCCGTCTCTATCGCGGCACCACCGGCGGCGCGCTCCTGGGGACGTCGACGGCGACGTTCCTGTCCGACGTCTGGGGCTATCTCGAAATGAAGGCCACGATCGCCGACAGCGGCGGCATCTGCGTGGTCCGCCTCGACGGCGCGACGATCATCAACTTCACCGGCGACACTCGGAACGCCGGCACCGCCGAGGTCGCGACGGTCCGCTTCAGCAGCCACTTCCAGTCGAACGACCGCTACGACCTGCGCCTGGACGATGTCTACATCTGCGACGGCTCCGGCAGCCGCAACAACGACTTCCTGGGCGATGTCCGCGTCAGCACGCTCCGCCCGGACGCCGACACGACCGTGGCCGACTTCACGCCCGACAGCGGCAGCACGCGCTTCAACCGCGTGAACGAGAACATCGCCGACGGCGACACCTCCTACGTCGAGAGCAGCACGGTCGGGCACAAGGACCTGTACGAGATCGCGAACCTCTCGCTCACCCCGACGGCGATCCATGCCGTCCAGCTGGCGACGGTCGCCCGCAAGACCGACTCTGGCTCGCGCACGCTTCGCGCAATCGCCAGGTCTGGCACCACGACGCAGAATGGCGCCACCCGCACGCTCGGCACGAGCTACGTCCTCTACGACGACATCCTTGAGACCGATCCGGCCACCGCCGGCGACTGGAGCCAGAGCGCCGTCAACGGGCTCAGGATCGGCGTCGAGGTCACCGCATGACCAACGCGCGCCTCACCCAGCAGGCGGCCGAGACGCTGCTCGCTGGCACGCCGAGCGTCCGCTCCACGCAGCAGGCGGCCGAGACGCTGCTCACCGGCACGCCGCTGGCCCGCGCCACCCTGGTGGCCACCGAGGTCCTGCATTCCACAGCGCAGGTGAGCCCGCCGCCCAGCGAACGGCGGCCGGTGGTCATCATCTGCGTGACGACTTGACTGGCCCCGATGCAGTGGTACCGCATCGTCCGTCAGCAGCGCGACCAGCTGCTGCGCGTGTCCGGACCACAGGTCTGACGGAGGTTGGATGGCGATCAACGGCAGCGTGAACGGCGCGCACCACCTGGCCCGCAACGCCATCGCGACGATCTTCTCGGGCGGCGTGCTCGCCCTTCTGCTGTGGATCGCGGCTCTGTTAGCCGACCTGTCTCATTCCGTCCCGGCCATGGAAAAGCGGTTGGCGGCGCTCGAAACCCGCGTCGAGCAGATCAGCGAGAACCTCGCGTTGTCCCGCGAGGCGATTGCAGTACTAAAGCGGGAGATGACGCTGATACAGGACGAGCTGCGGTCGCTGCGACAGCGCTTTGCTCAGCACGTGCCGCCCTCCGACCCACGGACCCGCTGAGGGTCCGGCGGCGGGTCGTCGCTCGTCGCCGCCGCGATCCGCTCCGCCAGCTCCAGCAGAGCGTCGATGTCGAGCACGCGGAACCGGGCCCGGTGCCCGCGACCGCGACCGGACACGCGCTCGATCATGGGCCGGCCCGCCATCAGGTGAAGCTTCAGACGCAGACCGCCGAAGAGCGACAGTACGATCGCCCGCGTCACTGCGATCTTGCTCCCCGGCTTCGGTCGACGCTCGGGATACCGCTCGAAGATGTCGTCGAATGCCAGGTCTCGCGCTCTCCCGTCGCCACCGTCGTCGCGCTCGGTCAGCATGCAGACCACGGCGCGCAGCAGCAGCAGCTCGCGCCTGGTAAGCAGTGCGGCAGGGTCGATCATCGGGCATCCTCCGTCTTTAGGGCAGCATTGAAACGACTTTAAAGGAATTGTTGCAAGAGATCAACGCATTGTATTCGACTTGAAGCGCGTCTGCGCGGCTGCTCGCGTCTGCGAGCGTTTCACGGCTGTCGATGGGCTCGGCATGATGGCGATGTAGGCGAACTCGCCTTCGCCCACGCGCCGCTGGACCGGGATCGCCATACCGGACTCGGCCAGCACCATCACGGTGTTCGCGAGCTCCTCGATGGCGCTTGGCTCTCCGTCCTTCGCTGCCTCGAACCGGGCCTTGGCCAGATTGCCGACGTGGTAGACCGCCTGGTCGCCGGGCCGCGCCCGGCTGTGCCACGCCAAGAGCTCGGTCTCGTTGTGCACCACCGTCTCGGTGATCATCGCTCATACTCCGCCAAAGTGTCAGCCGGTTCGCCGGCCATCGTCCGCCGCTGCTCGCGCGGGATATCGTGCGCCGCCCGACGGTGCATCGCGGGGCAGACACTCGTTGTCGACCAGCAGGTCACCCTGCATCCAGGTTCGCTCAAGCCGCCAGTTCAACGTCGGCGATCCACTGGCCGATCACCGACCGCACGTCCGGCCACGAGTCGACGACGGCGAAGGACGGCAGACTGCCAGAGATCGCCCAGCGCCGGTACTGTGCCGACGACAGCATGGCGACCGACATCCTGCCACTGTTCCACAGAGTGGCCGCGCGCCCGTCCGGCCGGGTGAAGCAGGCCACCGCGTCGGGCGGCGTCAGCTGCGGCGGCGGTGCCAGACCGACCATGAAGCCCGACAGCAGACCGGCATAGGCGGCCTCGCGATGCCAGCGCTTCTGCGGGTGGCGCACGGCAATCGCCGGACAGACCAGGAAGCTCCCGACCCGCCGCCAGCTCGCCATGCTCAGCTGCAGGAACACGGTCCGCCGGCCGGTGACCAGCACCAGGTCCGGCGTGCCGCCCGCCCGGTCGGCGTCCGACCCGATCCACATCAGCGTGTTCCCGTCCGCCTGCAGGCGGTCGAGCGCCCACTGGCGAAGCGACTGCTCGTCGGGCGCGTGCGTCACCTGGCGCCCTCGTACCGCACCACGGGCTCGCCCTCCTCAGGCTTGGCAGGCGGAGCCGGCTGCGGGACCGGGTAGAACATCCTTTCTGCATCCTCCAGCGACCGCTCGAACGGCATCTGCATGCGCACCTCGCCGCCTTCCTGGGCCGCCTGTTCCTGCGCGTCCTGCAACTGCTGCGCCGCCTCGCGGGTCCAAGGCATGACGTAGGCGCGCGGCTCGTCGGCACCTTCCAGCGCAAGCCAAAGGAAGATACGCCGCCCTTCCTCGGGGACGGCGGCGAGCACGGTCGCTTCGTCGGCGTGCGCCAACCACCATTCCATGCTGATCGGCTTGGGACGGCTGAGCAGGTCGCTGAGGCCGGCATAGGCCAGCGGCATGAACAGCCCGGCGACGATGAGCGCGCAGACCTTCACCGGCAGCCGTCGTGGCGACCAGACAGCGATGCTGCCGAGGAAGGCGGCAAGCACGGCTGCGGCCGCGAACAGCATGGGCAGGCTCCCGGGCATCACGGTCTCCATGCGCGCAACGGCTTGTTAAGGTTCCCGACGCTGCCGGGCCGTATGTCGCCGTGCTCATCCAGGCGAAACCGGAAGACGGTGAGCTCGTGCCCTTCATGCTTCAGCTCAACGTCGCTCGTCAGTATCTGCCGCGCGCCCTGATCACGCGACCGCTTCGTGCTGACCACGACCCGGACAGGGATGGGGAGCTGCCGCGATAGATTGCGGTAGAGGTGCACGTTGACGACGTACTCGCCGGCGACGATGCCGCGCGAGTAGCTCACCTCGTAGTTAAGGTCGGTCGCGTCGTGGCGGCGGCCGAGATCGTCGCGGAGCAGGTTGAACAGCTTGCCGCCCTTGTTGGAGTAACCGACCGGCACGTCGCCCGGCCCCTCGACCCACAGGTCGACGTCCGTGTCCAGCTCGTCCGGCCAGCGTATCTCGACGATGACGTTGCCCGGCGGCTCCATCCCGTCGGCGGTCTTGCTGCCAGGCGGATTGATATGCGGCAGGAGAAGGATGACGATGGCGACGAAGCCGGCCAGTGCCAAGGCGATCACGTCACGGAAGACCGTGCCCGTGTCGTCGCCGTCGTCGCGCAGGTCAAGGCCGTCCATCGGCTTCCGCCCGCTCAACGATGGCCGTGAACAGCTTCACCGTGCCGGCTTCCAGCAGGCGATAGTTGAGCATCAGCCAGATGTTCAGCACCGACCCAGCGAGCGTGGTGTAGAGCGCCACGGACATGCCGGCGACCAGCCGGGACACCATCGGTCCGATGGCTTCCACGTCGCCCGCCGCCGTCGCATCGACGCCGGACAGGGCGATGATGAAGCCGATCACCGTGCCGATCAGCCCGAGCAGCACCAGGGTGTTGGCGACGTGGCGCACACCAGCGATGCGGTTGCCTAGGCGCAGACGGAGCAGCGCGACCAAAGCGGCCCTACCATCGGGGTCGGTGCATTGCATCTTCCAGATCAGCGCGCTGATCGGCGACCGGCCGGTGTCGAGCCGAACCTCGTTCAGCTCCAAGCTGGTCTGCACCACGCGCCGCCCGGCCTGGATGAGGCCGGCGAGGAATACCAGGCCGATGATCGCGCACAGATGGGTGGTGTCGGTGCGCACCAGCTCGTCCAGCCAGCCCTGCATCCAAGCCGCACCGAGCAGCGAGGATGCTACGATGTTGAGCAGGGCGAAGCGGAGCAGGAGCAGGCTGCGCTGCCCCTCGCCGCTCATGGGCCTCTCCGCGCTGGGCAGAGCGCGGTGGATCGCGAAGGGGGGGCGGCGATGAACAGGAACATGATCGCCACCGCACAGCTGGCCGAGAAGCCGTGCAGCGCGAGCCAGAACAGCGAGTCGGCGCGAAGCGCGCCCTTGACGTGAATCACCAGCGCGAAGAACGCGAACGCCAGCACCATCGCGCGGACCACGATCTGCCCGGCGAGCGGAAGCGGCTCGTCCACGCGCAGGTAAGTTGCAAGCCGTTTCAGCATGGAGCAATCCCTTCGCTCGTCACCCGCGCGAGCACGCACGCGCCTGCGCCCGCATCACCGCGTAGTCCTGCAGCATCTCCACGATTGCCGACCCGTCGGGCAGCAGGGCCACCTCGTCGGCAGCGCGGGCCTGGAAGTCCCTGCCGTACTCGGCCACGGGCGGGCAGACGACCGTGGCCGGCTCAGAACCCACCCTCGCGCAGCCGGCGGACAAGATCGTCGCGGTCGCGAGGGCGGTGATTTGCAGCAGCGTTGAGCATCTTCCGCTGAACGGCATTGGCTTTCTCCTCAGCTTCGAGGCGCTCCGCCATCCGGGCCGTACGCTCGCCAGACCGGCGAAACATCAGCAAAAACAGCAGAACGGCCATCGCCATGCTCGCGTACCGCAAGGCAGTGCGCAGCCACGCGCTGGACGCGGCCCAGCCGAGCAGCGCGCCGATCACCGGCGTCCCCGCTTCCAGTCGTCGATCCGTGCGTAGACGGTGACCGCCACGCCGGCCAGGACCAGCGCGAACAGCGCCCAGCGCAGGGATTCCACGTACGGGAGCAGCGGCAGGATGGAGGACTGCGCGTCGGCGAGCGCTCCCTGCACAGCGTCGAGCCCAGCAAGCCCGGCCGTCGCCACGCCCGCAACGCCGGCCCCCTTCAGTGTGCGGCTCTCGGCCAGCGTCTCTCGCGCGCGCGGCGGCTCGGGCGCGAAGGCGGTCTCGCGCGGCGGGAAGCGCTCTCCCCACTGTCTGGCCGGCCCGGTGTCGATGTGCATGAAGCCGGAGCGCGGATAGAAACCGAAGCCACGGAAGCCGACCGCTCGGGCGGCCGCCTCGAACGCCGCCGGGTCGTGGTTCGCCATCGAGATATCGAAGGCGGTGCCGTCCATGTGCTTGGAGTGCTTGGCTCCTCCGACCTCCCGGTTGTGCTCCCTGGACCGGTAGCCGGAAATCACGATGAGCGGCTTGTTGAGCCGATCCCGCAGCGCCTGCAGCTTGTCGAGCGCGTCGTCGTCGATGAGGATCGACCCGCTCCCTCTGCAAGCGATCTCGGCGGGCGAGAAATTCCGCCAGCGCCACCGCTCCGGCGGCACGTCCCTCCAGTTGGCGAAGTACCGCTGCAGGCCGGCGCCCGGCGTCGTCATGGCAGCTCTCCGTTGCTGGCGATGGTCTGCCGGAACACGCGCAGCGCCTGGATCACGGTCTCCCGGTCCGCGACCATCTCGCGAATGTCTTCGGGGATCTTGCCGGAGAGAAAGAGCAGGTAGTCCGGCTCTTCGTTAAGCGCCGCGGCGATCGATCGGATCGTCTTCTGCGACTTCGGGGTGCGGAAGTCGTGCTCAATCTCCGACATGTAGCTGTTCGCCATGGGCGTGTCCTTCCCGGTCACCACCCGCATGCACAGCTCCTGCTGCGTCAGGCCCAGCGCCTTGCGGGCCTCCCTGATCGCCTGGCCGAGCGTCCTTGGCGCTTGCATCAAACCCTCTCGGTTAGTGGAAAAGCGACCGCCATAGTCTGCCGGGATCGCCCGCGCAGCGTCAAGGGCGGGCCGCGCCGTGCGCGCGCGTCGCCTGGCCGTCCAGCGAGCGCGTCATCCCGGAGGAGCGGCTTCCGGGATGCCCTCTCCTGGCGCTGGGAGGGGCCGCCAGGGCCAACCGCGGAAGGGGTCGCTACCACCCATGCCGGAAACGGCAGCGAGCCCTGGCGGGGCCTGTAGCGCCAGCAAAAAGAAATCAGATGAACGGTTGCTGATACGAGCCGGAAGCCGCCTGGCGACGCCCGTGGCGGACGGGCAGTGAGCGCTCCGACCGCGCCGTGCGCGCGCGTCGCCTAGAGAGGCGGCAATGGCTCGAGGCCCAGCGCCTTGAGATCGTGGCCGCGCCGCTCCAGCCAAATCTTGGCCAGCTTGATCAGGGCGTGCGGCATCGCGTACCGCTCCGGGTGCGACTGAATGTCGCGGATCGTGCGGAGTATGGGCTCGGGATCGTGCGGCGGCGGTGGCAGGCTGCGGGCCTTGACGCTGGCTTCGACGCGCGGGGGGCCTTGCGGCCTCTCGCGCTGCTCGCGCCGGCGTCGCGCCTCGTTGATCTCCGCGACGAGCTCGGCGAGCGCGGGCCAGTGTCGCTTCGTCTCGCACCAGTCGATGGCGGCGACGCGCACGTCCCTGGGATCGTAGCTGCGCAGGGCCGGGACGAAGACGGCGAGCATCGCCCTCCATGCCGACTCGTCGGACGGCGCGAAGTGGACGCCCGCCGCCTTGATGCGCGCCAGCAGCGCCGCCGTCTGCTCGTCATGGCTCATGGTTCGCAAGTTCCTTGAGAAAATCCACAGTGGCGTCGAGGTAGTTCCGCTTCCGCTCGACCGGCGCGATCGCGTGGTCGTCGTCCGTCCACCGCTCGGCGTTCAGCCAAGTCGAGGGGTGTGGCACGTACTGCAACGAGGTGGCCGCCGCTGTCCAGCTTCGAGCCGCACGCTCCGCTCCGGCGATAATCTCCTCCGGCGAAGCAATGCGCGTCGCCTTGCGCCACGCTTTCCTTGCCGCTGCCTTCCCTACTCTACGCGGATACACGCGCCAGAACCTGGCGAATTCCATCTCGAGGCCCTTTTCACCTTGCGATGACGTCGCGGCAGAGCCGTTGAGCGAATCTATCTCACTCGCTGGTACTCTCACGCACCGGAGGGGTGAGGAAGGGGTAGGATGAGGGGGATAGTTATAGGGGGGGTATGGGGGGGAAGAAGAAAGGGGGAGAAGGGAGGGGAAGAGAGGGGAGGATATACTAACACCCTCGACGTCACGCGTCACAGCCAGTTCGGTGACGCTCCGCTGTGACGCTTCGAAGGCGACTTCGCCCAAGAACGCGTTGCCCTCGTCAGCCCGGAGGGCGTCACCGGAAGCGTCACACGAAGCGTCACACGAAGCGTCACGCGTCACACCGTCGCAGGCGCACCGTGACGTCACCGCCGACTCCGTCTTCTCCAGGAAGATGTCGAGCTCGTCGGCCTTGTGCGCGTCACCGGCAACGTCACGCGCACCGTCACGGCCGGCGTCACAGGCTGCGACGCGCGTCACAGCGCCATCGTCACCGGGTGGCGTGCGCACGAGCCGTGACAGCGCCTCCTCGATGCGGTCGAGGCGCTCCAGCAACTCGCGGCGCTCGGCGGCGCATCGCGGGCAGCAGCGGCACGCGCCGGGTTGCGGTCCGGCATACGATGTGATGGTGCTCATGTACGCGGTGGTCCTGCGTGGTGGGGTACGCTCGTCGTCGCGCGACGCAGCGGCAGAAGCGGCGCGGCGTGCACGCCACCGCCGGGTGCGGATCGCGCCGGGCGAGTTCGGATCGCGCCTGCGCCGACCGGCCACCGCCGGCGCGTCGGTCTGTCCGCGTGCGCGCCGCTCGCGCCAGCGCCGGGTGCGAATGGCGCCCGGGGAAGCGGAGCCGCGCGGCTCCGTCACTGGCATGCGTCACCTCCGGCCGATGGCGGGGTTCTCCGCCGC